GTTCCAAGGTCGCTTAAGACCTGACCAAAGCCAGAAGTGAAGGCGTCGATAATGTCGACCTCACGGCTCTTCATCCAGTTCTTGTAGACTTCGTACTCCTCGATGCTCGGTTTATACCGGGAGTCTTCGGCCATCATCTCAGCCAGTTCATCCCCGGTGATTGGGGCGTCCAGTTCGGCCTGTGCCTGTTCACGCTGTTCAGGCGTCAACGTAGACAGCAACTGCTGTTCTTCGTCAAATTGGTCAGGGGTTCCGAACATCGAACCCTGAACGGGGTCGACGACTTTCTTACGGATTAGGTCAGCCATTACTAGGAGGAAGGAAGGTTACGTTCAGTACGCAGACGACGTCTGCGAATCTGTTTGATAACGTCCGATTCCTGCCCGCCAACTCTAACATTCAGTCCCATCGACTTAGGCCAGTTGACGATTTCTGCGTCAACACGGTCCTTAAGTCCCTTGAGGGCGGCTCGTTCGGACGCTTCTAGGCTAAAGATACCAGTACCCTTTTCGACGATACGCTGGAGGATTTCCTGTTCTTTTTCGCTGATAGCACCCGGTCCGACAATCGGGATTCGGAGTGCGGCGATGATTACCGACTGCAACTGGTCCGCACGGGCCCGGGCAGTCGGAGACATGGATTCATAGCCCATGTCGTTAATCTTGATGAGTTCGTCAATGGCAGAGCGAACGTTAGCCATGTGAGAATAGTTTTTACGGAAGTCTTGGGCTCCGGCGACAGTTCCGGCAAAGATGCCGTCAAGAATGACGCCGTCGGCGATTTCCGTGCTTTGGAACGTAAGGGCCTTGGCTTCGGCCATTTCCTTCACGTTTGGAGCGTCTCCCTTAAGCACGGTAATGTTGCCCTTGCCGTCTACCATGACGGGCACTCCATTAACCTCGGTCATGCGAACCGTAGCCTCAGGATACATGGTACGGTACATCTGGGTAAACCCAGCCGGGACGGAGCCAAATCGCTTGGAATAGAAGTCTCGGGCGGCGGCTTCCTTTTCGACGGCATTGAGTTGGACGTCGACAAGGCGGCTTCCAAGTTCGAGTTCACCGACGGTGAAAGGCTTAGACTTAGCGACCGGGGTCGTAGAAGGAGGATTAAGTTTCTTGGCGGCGGCGGCGGCAATGTCAGCCGTAACCTTTTCAGGAGTGACTCCCTTGCGTTCTTCGGCGGCTTTAGTAGCAGTCTCCGACTGTGTCTTAACGCCCTTGAGCATCTCATTCTGGAGTTGCAAGAACTGTTCATCCGTAATGGGTTCTCCGTATTTAATCCCAAGTTTCTTTGCGGCGGCATCAAGGATGCTGTTGGCTGGAGTGTATTGTGTCGGGGCTTTCTGAGGGGCGGCTCCACCCATCATCGCACCCGGAACGATGGGAATGAGAGACGTAGTAGGATTGAGACTTGTATCTAGGGCCGTGATTTGGCCCCTGATGTCCATCAAGGTCAACTTTTCACCTTCAGCAATACGTTGACGAACGTCATCAGTAACATTCTGCAAGATGCTAGAACCAAGGTTGTTAAGGGTTTCCTTGAGTTCCAAAGGCTTCTTCCTTGCTTCCGTGGCTCGGGCCGTGATGCGGGCAGTAGCGTCTCCTTCGGTAAGAGGAGCAAACTCAACAGAATCAAGTTTAGCCCTTTCTCCCTTAAGGTACTCAAGGTCTGCGGCACGTTGGTCACGATGCTTTTTGTGCATGTCGTAGTATTCCGTCTTGGTACCAGAAAGCACGGTTTCATCGTAGTGCTTTACGCCAGCGGCCGCCGTCCTGATTTGCTCGTCAAGTTGAGACTTGCGGCTAGAAAGTTGAGCCCGGGTCATGCCGGGGTCCTTTGAGGGCTTTGCGGTCGTCGCCGCCTTTTCAGCGGCAAGGGTTTCAGCCATGCTTTCATCATAGGAGGCCCTAGCCGATGCGTTAGATTTGCCAAGGGCGGTTTCTTCACCCACATCGGTGACTTCATCAAAGGCGTACCTTTCAAGGGCCCCGGCAAAGTCCCACTTCTGTTCTTCGGTCATCTCCTGTTCGCCATACTTGCCCTTAACCTTTTCGATGTAATCCTTAACTCCCTTATCAACCATTTCAGGGTTGTTCGGATAGTTCTGTTCCAGTTGCTTCTTGAGGTTGCGAACTCCGGCAAAAAACGGGTTGTTCGGGTCAACAATAACGTTGGGAGTGACAACGTCTTCGGTAACTTGAACGCTGTCCGGAAGTTCGTTGTTTACCTGTTCAAGACGATGCTTGGCGACAAAGTCGTCCAACTTCATCTGCTCGTCAATCATGCCGAAAGAAGCCTTGGCAGAGTTGAGGGCGGACAACTTAGCGGACAGGCCCTTGCTGGGCGACGATTTCAGCGAGTCTAGGACAGGCTGAAGTTGCTTGGCGTACCGGACCATCGGGTTCTTCTCAATGCTGGCAAATGCTTCCCTATCGCCGTTTTCCTCGACCATGTCGTCATTGAGGTATCGCTGAAGAAGCGTAGGGTCTACGCCTGAAGCCTCCATGTAGGCTTGTTGGCGAGACATCAACTGCTGACCTACGACTGAGATGTCTTCGTCGGCGGCCTTTGACTTGGCGGTGTTCTCGTAGTATTGCTTCAGGCCGCTGGCGATGTTGGCACCAAGGTTGCCAAAGCCAGAACCAAGCATCTGACCGATGTTTGCTCCGGCGGCGGCGATGCCGGGAACAGCCTCGAACCCGCCAGACTGATACCGCTGAAAAGGGTTTGCCATTGTAAGTTAGGTAGTGCGGCCAATGTAGGCTCCAGCAATCGAGCCAAGGCCAGACATGATTCCGCTTTGAAGGCCAGCCTGAGCCTGAGCCCGGGCAATGTTGACCTGAGCCTGAGTGCTGTACTGCTGACCCATGACGCCAGCCATGTACTGAGATTCAGGCTGAACAAACTGCGGGCCCTGAGCCCCAGTCATGCCAGAAGCGGCACCAAGTAGGCTACCCGGACTCATTACGTTAGAAAGGATAGGGGCACCGTAGGTGGCGGCAGAACGGTCAGCGATACCAGCACCAAGGCCATACACGCTACCAGCATACTGACGGGCACGGTCTTCACGGGCTAGACCGAGGCGATAGGAGTTAAGGACTTCCTGACCAACAGCCTGATTGCCAGTAAGGCCACGGGCGGCCATAGCGGCCCTAGCAGACTGCTGGGCAATCATCTGCATCTGTGGAGTCAGGGAAACGCCAGCATCAAGGTCACGCTGTGCTTGACCCATAGCCGTAGAAAGAAGTCCAGACGAACCGGGAGCCATGCCAGCCATGTAGGTATCCCGGGCCATGCCAGCCGCCTGTTGATAGGCAGGAGCCATGTTGCTCAGGTTATACTGACTGATAGCCGCCCCAGCAGGAGCATATCGTTCATACAGATTTCCCATGGTGCCTAACTGGCCCATGAGGGATTCTTCCTGTAACTGACGATACATCGGCATCGCTTCACGCTCGGCTTCACCAATGTCGGGAAGAATGGCCCTCTGGGCCTCAAGAGCCCCGGTCATTTCGCCGTAGTAAGAACGAGCGTTAGGGGCAGAGATGCCCTTGGCGGCCTTGCTGGCCGCCCTAGACGAATCAAGTGCCATACCAATACCAGCACCGCCAATCATACCAACGCTTGCCCCAAGGGCACCAGCACCGCCCAATGCACCACCAATAAGAGCAAGTGGACCACAACAGCCTAGTTTAGATGGGACGTTAAAAATGCCGGGTAAACTCATGTATTTAGTCCTTTAGTAAGTTCAAAGTAGCGGTTGTTCAGTAGCGATACAACACCTTTTCTGACGGCAAACTTTCGTTGCTCCTTCCAGTTGGGGTACCTGACCATGAACTGTTCGGTCAATGTCTGGCGGGCCTTCTCATCCTTGAAAATCGTATCCATGACTATCAGGTCCTTGGATGCTTCTTCCGTCTTTGGAACCTCTTCGTCTGACGGAAGGATTTCAGCGATGTTGCCCTCATAGGGCTTGGAAACCGGGTATACTACCGAGACTCCCTTTGGCTCGGGCCCGTCAAGATAGAGGAACAGGTAGTCCTTGGAAAACGCCCAAGCCAAATACTGACCTAGGGCTTCGTCTTTCCAAGGAAACACGCTACCATCCTTATGCTCCTTTGCCTGACGTATGAAGTCGATAAGGCGACCTAGAAGCATCAGGGCAGAGCGTATCCGTAGCGGATGATTACGATGCCAGCCCGGCCATAAAAGTATCTCCCGGTAGAGGCTCCGTCGTCATGAGTAGGGCAACCACCGTGACCGATGTCATGGAAGCCACGGCTATCGTCTCCGGTAAATCGCATCGCAAGGCGAAGGTTGTCGTCAAAAGTTTTAGTGCAAGCACCATCTCCCCCTGCCATTCCATACATTACAGGGACGTTTGTAATGTCTGAGATGTAACCAGAAGGCCAAGTTCTATTAGTATATGCAGATGTGCCGCTATCAGAACCGTTGCGAGGAACGCAACCTTCAGTAGAACTAGCACCAGTTCCAGCACTACCCCAGTTAGCCCAATCGCCAAAGGTTGTGCCTTGAAATTGAGTAGCACCGTCGGAGTTGGTTCCACTCCATCCAGAGTCACCAGATGTTCCTGCGGTTCCACCTCCAGCCCAAACAAACGAAGTGTCTGGCTGTCCCTGAACATGGATTCTAGAGGCTCCACCGCTTGTTCCGGCAGAGTCACCACCGGGGTTAGTACCGCCAGCACCGACTACAATGGTATAGGTCGTGTTCTTCTGAAAGAACACCTGCTTTCGATGCAGAAGTCCACCAGAGCCTCCACCCTTGCCGTTCCATCTAGGAGTCGTATCAACACCGCCCCCGCCGCCGACAAGAAGGACTTCTGCGTAGCCGTCCTCCATTCCTGTGACAAACGTACCACTAGTCTTGTAGATGTGGACCCGGTGGTTTCCTGACTTGCGAACCGTGCAAGCGACAGAGGTCACGTTGCTGAGTCCTGCGGCCGCATTGATGAAAGAAAACGAGGTACTGGTAGCCGAGATGATGACATACTCCCGTGAGTATCCGGCGGTAGTCGTGACCATTTCTACGACCTGTCCCACCGTATAGTTGTGACTAGGAAGGGATACCGTGATGTTCTTTCCTCCGTTAGTAGAGGTGAACGTAGCGGCACTTACCGTATTGCTAGGCTCAAGAATGACGTTTCCGCCAGTACCATCAAAAGGGCTGATACCCATCGCCTTCCATTCCGTGCCATTGTAGATTTCGCTACGAAGGAGGTTCGTGTTATAACGAATCTCTCCAATCACGGGGGTTGCGGGGCGTTGGGCAGTCGTACCTACGGGAATCTTGATTGCCGAGGTAGTGTTAAAGGATACTGGTCCGGCAAATGCTCCGGGCCCGTCAGCATAGAAACTGCCGGAGATTACTTCGCCACCTGCGTTCCTAAGTACACCTTTCTTCGTATAAGAAAACGTACCAGAACCTGCGGTTGCGGTCCTCTCAAGGACGTAGGTGAACGTGTTGGTTGCGGCGGTACTGACCCTGAAAGTTCCGTTATATCCAGTACCAGCAAGGGTAACAAGAATCACATGTCCGGCCAAAAGACCGTGAGCATTGGACGTCACCGTAACGGTGATTCCATCGGCAGAAACGTATGCAACACCGACGACGGTAGTTCCGTTTGACGGGGTTACGGTGATGTCCGAGTTCGTACCGGAAGCGACAGAAGAAGTCGTAACTGGCAGGTTGGAGTTAAGAATGTCACCAATAGTCGCTTCCTTCAAAACGCCTCCATCATTGACGATGGTGCTGTCGGTGGATTCAAGCGTATTGGGGGTAATGCTAGGCTGGTCCGTGATGGCACCAACCATAAGCGTGGCACTATCCACAAGGCCGTTAAGACGGACCCCAGTAACCTGTTGTCCGTCGGCAAAAGTGTCTCCTTTATTGATTTGAGGCATGTTAGTCTGAACTCTGAGTATTCCGTCCCGGGATGATGGCGTCAACCAGAAGTCCTCTGATGGTAGGCCGTTTGCTTAAGTTTTGAAACCGAATACGGATACCATATGCAGTCATGCGAATAGGTACACGCCTAGTGGCGTCTTGCCCGTCAGCGTCGGCTCCATACTCATCCAGAACCCTTACCTTGTCCGGGTTTAACGTTACGGCGGATGCACGGATTGCGGCTCCGGGAGGGATTGCCAAGTCGTACTCAAGGCTGGCGTAGCGTTTGGACTCCATGATGTCGAATATGTAAGTCCTTGTCTCGCAAGTACCTGCAATTAGGTTTTCACGGAAACTTGCCTCACTAAGTGTCTCGGGAAGATAGAAAGGGAGAAGTGGCGTTCCGGTAGCCTGACCGTATTCATCAGCATCAAGTTCCTCCATCAAAAATAAGCCCTGAGTGTCATCCAAAGCAAACAGACGACGCTGAGAACCCTTCTTGGCTACCACAAAGTTCTGGATGTCAAACCCGGCAGGATAGGAGTCGATAGACTCCCAAGCCTTGTTGATGAAGTTATAAACCAAGACGTGACTGTTCTTGGTATTGGCATCTAGCGGGACGGCTAGATAGTACCTGTTGTTCCAATAGATTGCACAGGCCCGATGTGCGTAAGTGCGATTGATACGCTGGATGACGTCATCAATAGGTGAAGACAGCGGTTCTCCAATAGTAAGAAGACGCATGCCTTCCGGGGTGTTAGAACTACCTCCACCGGCCGCTTGTGGGTTGAGGCCGTAGACGCCATTGTCCGACAGGAACAGGATGCTACCCCCTGCCTGAACGACGCTACGCTTGGCCGCACATCCGACGTCAGTCGCCAAGGACTTCACATAAGCGTCAGCGGCAATGTTGTCTCCTACGTCGTAGTTTCCAGAACCGACCGAAACGTAGAAGATGCTGTTTCGCATCATGACCACGAACTCGTTTAGGGTCCAAGGACAGACACCAACAAGACGGTCATTACCACCGTCGTTAATCCTAAAGATGTCAGTCTGGTTGAACGACGTAGCCTCTAGGTAATGGCTAACCGCAACCGAGTCGATAGAGTCCTGAACGATGATACGATTGGCATAATAGATGCCATTGACCGAGTTAGGGAACTGATGGCCTGTGGTCGGAAGTGCAATGACATTCCCGGTTGTATAGTTAAACTCAAAAGGTCTGGGCCCAAAGCCTCTGGTAATGTAGACCTTATCCATGGCCTGAAAAACGGTCACGACGTCAGGGTCTGTGATGGTCTGTCCTGACGGATAGTTGATGGGCCCTACCAATACGTTGGTATCCGGGTTAAAGGTGTACAGGCTTGACGTAAGGCAAACCACGATGGTTTCCTGACCAGAGCCGTTGATGTACACACCGCTACCATAGACGGTCTGGTTAATCAGGCCGCCGTCAGTAAGGCGTTCAAGCCCCTTGCGTACCGTGAGCATGCCACGGTCAATACGCATGTTCTCCGACCGTGAGACAAACCCAGCCGGAAGGGCGATGGGGTTGTCACGGGAGTTGAGTCCGATAAACGCCTTATCGCCCGCAAATAGCGGGGCAGGTGGCATTACTTGTGCATTTCTTCAAAGATGCCTTTGGCCTTGGCAACCTTGGAGGAGTTAGCGTTCTTGATGCCAGCGTAGAAGCCGCCAGCGAAACCAAGAACAAGGGAGATGATGATAGCGATGAGCATATTAGGCAGGGAGAGAGATTTTGAGCCGGGTGAGTTCGGCCTTGAGTTCGGCTTCGGTGGGCTTGGTGATGAGGGTGAGTTGTCCGTAGTATTTGCCGTCTTTCTTGAGTTCAGAAATCAGTTGGGCCTTCTTACCCTGCACGAAGGCAACCCAGCCTTTGGGGAGTGTTTTAGGAGCAGTAGTCATTGTTATAGTTATTCAGAGTAGTAGCCTCCAGAGCCGTCCCAATAATAAGAAGAAGGGCCATCACCATTGATGAAAGTTCCATAGGCATAATATGAGCCACCACCAGTTGCAGTATACCCACCAGAGCCGTTCCACTTGTAAATTGTAGTCTGACCATTGTCGTAATAATTACTACTTCCAGAAGGTACTTCTGTTTGATTGCCTACAGTAACAATCTCGGTATTATTAGCGTAGAAAGTACCTTGGTTTGGTAATGTAGTATACCCACCAGAACCATTCCAGTTATACCTAGTGTATTTGCCGTTGTCGTAGTAGTTTCCGCTTCCAGTTGGAACTTCAACAGTCTGATTAACATCAGTAATAAAAGTTCCATTGGCAAAGTAAGAGCCAAGATTATTAAGTTCTTCAATGTTACCACTACCATCCCATTGCCAAGTATCATACTTGCCGTTAGGGTAGTAACTTTCACTACCTTCAGGCACATCGAGTTGGTCTGCTTCGTCGTGAAGGTCAGTTACGATTGTTCCATCTGCAAAGTAACCCCAAGTATCTCCAGTGACTGTGAACGCCCCAGTACCATCCCAAGTATACACCAACTGGCGATACTCTGAGTCGTAGTAGTTCCCTCCGTATGGGGCTGGCATTTCAACTGGAGTCTGGGTTACAACTCCTGCTGTATGAAATACGGCATAAGAATATTGGACATTACTGACAGTACTCCAGTTTGTGTAGAACCCACCTGTTCCATCGTGCCAACGCTCTACATCGCAAACCTCATAAGGGTAAAAAGCACCTAGTTCTGGAACTTCGGTTTCTCCTCCTCCCTGTGAAGCGGGGTAAATGACTCCTTCATACAGAGAAGAAAACCCTTCTGGTGGGAACTCACTACCACCACCGCTTGGGTACGACACGATAGTCCCGAACCCGGTACGGCTAGTGCCGGACGAGATGCCGAACCCAATCCTATTGAGGTCAACGCCCATCAGCAAACAGCGTAGGCGATATGAACAGGGGTAGAGGCGGTATCAGAAACACAACGCACGATGCCGTTGTAGTTATCAAGGGAAATGCTTTCGCCAGCCTTGACCTTCAGGCCAGTCGAACCAGTATCCTCAAAAATCACGGTAACGACCGCAGAGGCGTGTTGGTTCTGGATGATGACGCTGACACGCCTGTCCGGGGTCGTAGCGGCGGCAAGGGCCGTAGAAGCGGAGGTGCCGACCGTCGCATCCGTGTGCGTGAACGAACGGATAAATGGAGATGAGAATGAGATGTTTGCCATGGTTAGTAAGTCTTAGTCATGTTGATTTTGTCGAACTGACCCTGCTGACGCAAGACCTTGTCGAGTTCGAGGTCAATGATTCCGTTGGCTTTCTGTTCTAGGACAGATGCACCTTCGACGTTGCCTTCAGAAACCATCCAGTCAGCGGCAGACCCCCAAGACATGTAGGGTCCAAAAGCGTAAGGAATCTCAATCTTAGCCCACTTTGCCGGGTGAGTCGTCGGGTTTTCTCCGACGTTGGTCGTGGCTAGGCAGGTGTAGAAGTTGCCAGAATGAGGACGTCCAGCAATAGGGATGAACGTTCCGCTGTTAGACCCTGAGTCAAAATAAACTTGAGAACCGACATAGTAGACAATGGTAGCAGAATAGAGGTCGCCGTTGAACGGAGTCAGTTTGATGCGGTACCTGTAAAAGCCGCTTTCAAGCAGTTTTTGGCCTAGGATGACCCTATTGTTGGTTCCGTCGCTGTACAGTTCGTAACCTACGTCGATTCCCCGGGTCGTGACCTGCGGGTTCAAAGTGTAGACGTTAAGCACTTCTCCCACGTTAGCCGCAGGGGTGAAGTAGGGGACTTGAGTTACCGGGTCGGTAATGGACGTAAAAGGAGAAAGCCTGATGACTTCAGGCCAATTGGCTAGTTCCCATACGGAACGAAGCCGGGCGTTGCAGAAGTCCCTAAACTGAGCAAACGTCTCAGGACGGATGTTATGTCGGTCCTGCCCGGCATATTGCAGGGCCTCAAACAAGATGTTGGAGAAGTCGGTAGTCCTCACGTCAGGTATCCGTCTGCGGTGAAAATTGCACCGTTCACGGTGGCCCGCTTTACACGGTTCCGGACGGCGGTTTCTGGGTTGTCTCGGAAGAACTCCTTGACGAATTGGTCATCGCTCCAGCATTCATAGCCGAGACGCTGACCCCAGTAGTGATAGGCGTCACCCGGGATGGACCCGAGTTTCTCGCCTACGCCGTTGATGCTGTTGGCATCTTGGGCATTTTGAAAAATGGCAGTCTGCTTGGCTTCAGCGGCCGCCTTGATTCTCATAGCGTTAAAGCCCAGACGAAGTTCCCTCTCCACCTCGTTTCGGAGGTGGGAGGGAATCACGTCAGCCAGACTTTGAACGAAGTCCGACACGCCTCGGATTAGGAGGCGAAGTCGAACACGCCGAACGCCAGCGGGTTGTAGACGCAGAGGCCAGCAACCGCTTCAATCATTCGGGCTTCGCCACCGCCGTTGTTCGTCAGTTCCGTGACGCTGGCGACGTTACCGCCGTAGCGGACTTCGACCATGTTGAACGGGATGACGTAGCCGTGGGTCGTGCTACCCGCACCAGCCGAGAAGTTCAGGAAGTGCGAGGGGTGGAGACGGAGTTTGCCGAAGTCGCCCTCGAACACGTCGACGGACGAGATGTAGGCCGAGGCCGTGGAGTCACGGTTGAACGTGCGGACAGCGGTCTGGGTGTTGGTCGAACCCGAGGAAGGGGTCGTGAACACCAGATTGGTGAACGCTCGCTTAAGGGCCGTGCCGCAGAGGCAGTCGTAATCCTTGAACTGACCAGTCTGGTTGTAGATACCAGTCAGGACGCCTTGGACGACGGACTCGGTGAGGGCGGCGGTGCCGACGGTGGAACGATTGCCAGCCGGGGTGCAGAACGCATCCGGGACAGCAAGGGTCGCATCCTTCGAGGCAACCGGAGCCAGCCACTTGGCAAGACCACGGGTGAGGTAGGGGTTGGTACCGTTATCCAACTGGGCACCGTTGTTCGAGCAGAGCGTGGCTTCCATGTCACGCTTGAGGCCCTGAATGCCCTTGGCGACGTTGTTAGCCAGTTCGGACTTCACGCCAGCGACGGTAGCGATGGACTCCGTGAGAGGAGACACACGCACGGAACGGCGGAAAATCTGAATGTAGTTGCTGAGTTCGGCACGGTAGGTGGTAGCACCATCCTTGACGTAGTTTTCGTAGGTGGACACGTCGGTACCATCCACGGTGCCCGTAATCTTGGGCGTCGGGAGGGAGTCGACCTGCCAGCGGAACTGGGTATTGCCGGGCTTGGAACCCTTCTTCGCCATGGAGGTGAAGGGGGTGTCCTTGGCGTCGACAAGGGCGATGAGGTCAGCGAGTTCTTCTCGCTTACCGCTAGAGAAACCGGGTTCGGTGAGTAGGGCCATAGTAGTAGTAGGCTTTTGGAGTTTTTAGGTGAGGAACTTTGATGCGATGATGTCCGCAAGGTCGTCACTAGACGTAGACTTCATGAAACGAACCTTAGCACCGTCGGACTTGGCATCCCTTTCGGAACGCTGGGCCGGGGTAGCACCGGGTCTAGGCTGTACAGGGGCTCGCTGGACCGTTTTGGTCCGGGAAGACGCTTCTCGGGTTTGAATGCCACGAAGATAATCGCCTACAACCACCTTGTAGTCCGGGAAACGCTTGATTTCAGGAAATGCTTCTAAGAACTTTTCTGCGATTACTCGCTCCTTAGCCGCTTTGTCCTTCCACCAAGGATACTCCTTAACAGCAATCTGGTCCATATGGTTCACTTGTTCGAGGTAACGGGCCTGTTTTGGCAGGTGTTCCTCCATAGCGTCCATGGACTTGATTTTGATGTTACGAACGTCCTCGGCAGAGTAATCAGTCTCGTTGCCGTCCTTGTCCTTGACCGTCGCCCCATCGGGGTTCAATTCGCACCATCGCCGAATCTGACGAGCCTGTTCCATTTCCTTTTGGATAAGGTCCATGCTCGTAAGGTTAGAGTAGGGGTTCTTAGGGTCATGGTTCCGGGCTGACTTCTGAGAAGCCTCCTGCCGCAGATTCTCCATTTCCGACTTAAGTCGTTCTACTTCGGCCTCAGCCTCACGCCGTTTGGCGGTCAACTTGTCGATGCGTTTCTTGACTCCTTTAGGGAGGCCACGCTCGGATTCGCCTTCTTCGTTACCCTCGGCTTTTTCAGCCTCGGAATCGGAATCAGTCTCATCCTCCGTGGTTTCATTAGTTTCGTCCTGTGAAAGAACCTCTTGTTCACTTTCGGCCGTCGCTTCAGTTTCGGCCGTTTCTTCCTCAGGCTTTATCTCGGACCCTTCGAGGTCCGTCTTTCCGGGTTCACTCAGGAAAGAGGTGCTGAACTGGTCAGCGATTTGGTCTACTGTGAGCCCAGAGAACATGGGCTTGGTTTCCGGGGCGTTTTGAGCCTGTCCCGAATCGGCGTTTTGGTTTTCCATACGAATAGGTCGTAAGTCTGTTAGCAGGATTTTGAGGTTCCAGAACCTTACTTACAAAATGTGCCCAGCATTTCTTAATGCAAGGCTCCTTAAATCGAAGAACCATTTCCGGATGGATTATGGTTTTCAGGGGGACGGCCCTGTTCCATTAGCACCTGATTACGAGTTTCCATCAGGATAGTCTTGAAGGTGGCTAGGCCATCAGCCCGTCCAGCATACCAAGCCCGGTCTTCCCCCCTGTTCTCCTTTGAGATGGTAGCGGCAACCTCGGATTCAATCGAGGCGTCGATAAGCATATGTAATGCTCTCCATAAGGAGTTGTTATTGGGGTCGAACGAGAACCCGTGGAGGATTTCAGGCGGTAGGCTGGGCTTCATTGGCGGCATCAATTTGACCCTGCATCTGGTTTCCGGCCTGTTCGGCAACAGGGGTCACGCCAGTACGGCCAATGACCTTGTTCTGCTCCTGAGAGACGGACATTTGCAGGTTCTTAATGTAGTTCTCGACCAAGGCACGGAAGTGCGGGTCCTGCTGGAGCCTCTGCTGGGCCTGAGGATTCTTTCCGACGATGTCTTGGATATACTGCACCTTGGCTCCGGCGGCCGGGTCGTTTTCGACGTAGTTCGCCTCCATGCCAAGCATCATGAGGCCGATGTCGCTTTGGATGTCCTTGTAGACCTTCTGGCTGGCGGCTCCGGCTGGCATGATGAGTTCCTTGGCCTTATCCGGGTCGATTGCTTCGACGGCGGCCTTGACCAACTTGTTGCGGTCGATGATGCCACCTGCGTCAAGCGGAAGGACGAACTGGGTGATGGCCTTAAGTTTCTCGATGACGTAGGAAGCGTCAATGTCCCGAACGTCGTACTTCACATGGAAGTCGAACATCGAGGAAACCTCGGAAACGTTCTGCGGCAGTTTCGTTCCAGCGATACGCTCCACTTCGGTGGGCTCCATGTACTGCATGGTCAGAGAAAAGACCATGTTGAACGTCTCACTCCAGACAGAAAGCCAGTTGTTGACCAGCAACTGCTGAGTCACCTGCGTCTTTACCTGCGGAATGTTCGCATGCGTAAGGCCGAAGTACAAAGCGTTGTTCATCTCGACCATGTTGATGAGATTGAACGCCGTGTTCGTTTCTCCACCGGGCGGCGGCATGAATCGGTAATCGTCGGGAGACGTCACCGGAAGATGTACGCCCGGAGCAACACGGTTGATGCCGCCAAGACGCTTCTTGACCATGACAGGCGGCATCGTGACGAAAGCGGTGCGGTCACGGATGGAGTCCTTCTGGGCCTTGACTTCAAGTTGGTCGACGGCGGCGATTTCTGGTACGCCACGGCAATCCATGATGGGGCGACGGACACGTTCACGACGATAGATTACGAACGGATACTTTCCATGGGCATAACCAAGAAGTTCATGCTTTGCGAAACGCTCCGTTCCGGCGATAGGACAGAACACGGTCTGGTAGATGCCAGAGATGCCATCCTTGTCCAGAAGAC